AAAACCTTACACTCCAAAAAAAAAGTTTAAAAAAATGTTTATAAAAGTGAACATATATGCAAATGTTGCGTATATTCGCAGAAACAAAAACAATTTATTATGGACAAACAACAAATTATCGACCTAATCCGCAGCAAAGAAAAAGAGCTGTATGCTGATTTCAAACATTGCGAGTGGCAATATGGCACAGAGCACAAACAAACCCGTTTCGCTTTCGGTGCTTGGGGTTCAATGTTAAACTTACTTGAAACAATCGAAGAAAATGAAAACAATTAAATTCTTATTTCAAGACCTCAACCAAGACGAGCGTCAGATTCTTGGTGGTGCAGCTGTGATGATTGCTGGCATTTGGTTCCTATTTTGGTTGGCGACAAACGTATCAAGACCAGTGGTCGACCATCCAAGCATCGACCCACAAATCTATCAAGAGCCAAGCTACGAGCTGCCAGCTTCATTTGATAAGTATGTCAACCATGTGTACAACGATAAATACGGAAAGCAATGATATCACCAGAAATCTATGACTTTGAGTTCTACAATCCTGGGGATGTGAACTATGTGCTGCTCACCGTTATGATTAGAGATGAAGAAACGCATGAGCACATTGCTGAATACGAACTCAAATTTGGAGAATATTACGATGATTATAAAACAACAAAAAAAGAATACAATGAAAAACTCACTATCCGAGACACTAAAGAGTGCGATGCGTACCTCGAAAAAATGCATGAAGAATGCCTCTTCGAATATGGATACATCGAATGCATCAATGAGAATGAACTTGGTTGGTTCATTTAACAAGTACCAGGTTGACCGATTCTGGACATCATTCAACCACGATCTATACAACAGAATTTGTGAAATTAAAATGACAGAGATATGAGATTCAAACTCACCTACCACATCGGGCTCGCAGTCGTGCAAGAGTGGATATTCACCAGCAAGTCATTGGCATACTGGAAAAAGATGGACCTGATTGAGACGGGTCGCTATAATGATGGAAAATTCAAAGTGACACCGCTATGAGAGTAGGTTCAGACTTCAGTGGAGTTGGTGCATTCAATCAAGCTCTAATGAGATTAGGTGTTCAATTTGAAGAGGTGTTCGCTTGTGACATGGATAAGTATGCACGAGACACATTCATCCACAACTATGGTGAGCCGAAATATTATCCGACCAATGTCTATGACCGAGAGATTCCAGCCGAGTCACTTGATATCTATATGACATCACCTCCTTGTCAAGCATTCAGCTTGGCTGGAAAGCGACTCGGCAAAGAGGATAAAAGAGGTATCTTGTTTTTCAACTCACACGAGTTCATCCAAGTGAACAAGCCAAGATTTTTTATATTCGAGAATGTCAAAGGATTGCTCTCTGATGATGGTGGCAAAACATTCCAAGAGTGGGTCAATATGTTGGGAGGTAAATCAGTCAATGGAGTTCCAGTTCTTTTCCCATATGACAGCTCTGTTCCTTACCATTTATACTGGAAAGTTCTCAATGCGAAGAATCATGGTGTTCCACAAAATCGTGAGCGAGTGTTCTTGATTGGAATCCGAGATGATGCTGACAACCGATTTCAATTCCCACGAGAAGAGCATTTAACCAAGCGATTGAAGGATGTGCTGGAGGATGCTGTGGATGATAAGTACTTTTTGAATTACAAAATAATTAACGAAATATTTGTTGACAATTTTAAGGTCAAATCAGCCACATCAAAGGGATATGAGGAAGCCACTGATGGTGATTCTATAAATTTTAAAAATATCAATTCAGAAACAAGGAGAGGAAGAGTCGGAAAGGGAGTCGCACAAACACTTGAATCAAATAATATGAGTCAAGCAGTCATTCAATTAAATCCAAGCTTAGAAAGTAGAGGCAAACAACCATATCAACAAAATAGAGTGTATGATTCAAATGCTTTATGTCCTTCATTAAACGCGGGTCAAGTTACTTGGGGTGGTAATATAGTTACTTTGCCAAATGATTACAAAATCCGCAGACTCACACCCAGAGAATGCTTTCGATTAATGGACTTCCCAGATACATTCACTTGGAAGGTAAGCGATTCTCAAGCATACAAGCAAGCTGGCAACTCAATTGTTGTCAATGTACTTTACAAAATCTTAAAACAACTGCCGTTATGACAAAAGAACAAAAACTACTCGCACTCTGTGGAGTGCTTCCAGTGCTCGGTGATTTCATCGAGGACCTCAACGATCAAGGTGTATTCAAACGAGTCATCAAGCAAAAGGCAAATATGCTGCTGCAAGAGATTCAGCGAGTGGATGCAGCCATCCTGGAAGGGGGCAACATGGATATCTTCCAGCAACAAATCGAGATTCAACAATCATTCCGCCAATGGGTGGAGCAAAACTTTTAATCATGAACAAAACAATGCAAGAGATTCTCAATGAAGTGAATGAAGAAATCAAGAAAAATGACCTTTACTTCATTCCTGGTGCCGATAACCGTGCACGTCATAAGGTATACCAGCGATTCTATTTATTCTCATTCCTTCGCACTCATCGACTAACGATGGAGGAGATAGCCAAGATATTCGGAATGGACCATTCAACGGTTGTGTATGGGTTGAAACAAGCAGGTGTAATGAAGAGAGACCGTCTATTCCTTCGCATCACTGATGACCTTCGTCAGAAATTCGAACAATACACAGCCATGGACTATGTGGTTGACCGGAATATTGTGCTTGATGTGCTCCAATGTGGGTCATTTTGGGAGATGCGAAAGCTCCAGGAAGATATCAAAAAAGGGCTGTATGGTGTGACGATGTGACGGATTCTCTATTGTACCGATTACTGGAGAGATACCAAACACAACAAGAGCAAAAAATTTTTTAGAGCGTCATCGTCACGCAAAAACGTTAAGTTGCACAATATCAACTTTTTAAGCCTTGAGATTTGCATATTTATCGTCACGGAGCGTCACGAAAGACCCATTTATCGTCACGAAATGCGTATATTTATAGCCCACAAAACAACATTTTATGAAAGTTTCCATATTTAAATCACTATTTAACATCAAAGAGACCCCTTTTGAATTGTCCATTCAGGAGGTATACAACCGCATCAGACTCGGCAATCCTGACCTCATCAAAAAGGTGTCAACCATACGATCACTTGAGAAGGCTGACCCCGAGCATGACCGCCTCAAGTCATCACTGAATGCCATCATGTTCAATGGTACCTTCACCGAGCGAAATGACAGCAGCTTGGTAGAGCATTCTGGTCTGTGCATCCTGGACTTCGACCAATACCCAACCAAGAAGCTGATGATGGAAGAAAGAAAGCGGCTGATTGCTGACCCCCATGTGATGATGGTGTTCACCTCTCCATCTGGCAATGGCTTGAAAGCTGTCATCAGAATACCAAAATCGGATAAGGTAGAGCACAAGCGCAGATTCACTGCATTTGGCAAGTACTTCGATAGCGAATACTTTGATGTCAAGAACAGCAACGTCAGCCGGGTGTGCTTCGAATCCTATGACCCTGACATCTACTTCAATGAGTTCTGCCAGGTTTTTGAAGGCATCGAGCAAGACCAAGGATTCAGCTACACAGAGCGAACTCCCATCTGCATCCTATCCGATGAGGATAAAATAATCAGCTTGATTGAAAAGTTTGACCATGGATGTCAATTTGAGGAGGGCAGTCGTAATGAATTCGTGTTCAAATTGGCAGCTGTGCTCTGCGAGTATGGCATCGGAAAGGATACGGCAGAACAATACATCTGGACCAAGTATGCTCAAGGCTCCAGCTTCAGCGAGCAAGAGATGGTTACAACCATTCGCTCGGCTTACAAGAAAGCCTCATTTGGCATCAAATACTTTGAGGACAAGGATACCTTTCAAAGGGTGCGTCAGAAGCTCAAGAGCGGCATCGCTGACGATGATATCAAGAAGCAGCTGAACGTCAGAGAGGATGTCATTGAGGACATCAAAAAAGAGATTCAGACTGGCGATGATATCTTTTGGTCAGTCAATGAGAAAGGTGGCATCACGATACAGCCATCAAATTACGCTGAATTCCTGGTCAAGAACGGATTCAACAAGTACTATCCTGAGAATGCTGAGAAACCAACCTTTGTCAGAGTCAAAGAGAACAAGGTCAAGATATCCTCAGCTGAACAAATCAAGGACTTTGTGCTGAACTATCTGCAAGGCAAGGGCGAGATGGATGTATGGAACTACTGCTCCAGGAATGCATTTCTATTCAATGAGAACTTCATCAATATGATTGATAGCATCAACATACTGATGCTCCAGGATAGCAAGGATGCGTCTTATATTCCATTCAAGAATGGTGTGGCCAAGATATCCAAGAGCAAGGTGGAGCTCAAGAGCTACATCGATGTTGATGGCTACATCTGGGAGAATCAAATCATCGAGCGAGATTTCACTCTACTGGATGACTGCACCAATGACTTCCAAGATTTCGTTAGCAAGGTGTCAGCAGATGACAGCGGCAGAGTGGATGCACTTGAGACCACACTCGGCTATCTGATGCACACCTTCAAAGACAAGACCGACCAGAAAGCAATCATATTCAATGACCAAGAAATCGATGACAACCCAAATGGAGGGTCAGGAAAGTCACTCATGCTCGCTGCACTCGGCAATCTGCGCAGAGTGGTCAAGATAGATGGCAAGAGCTTCAATCCATCCAAGTCTGATTTCGTTTATCAGCGAGTCAACCTGGACACGCAGATTCTGGCATTCGATGATGTGCGCAAAGCATTTGACTTCGAGCAGCTCTTCAGCCTCATCACCGAGGGAATCACTGTAAACCGAAAGAACAAGGATGAGATATTCATTCCATTCAACCGCTCACCAAAGATTGTCATCACCACCAACTATGTCATCAGTGGAGCAGGCTCTTCTCATGATCGCAGACGCCACGAGCTGGAGTTCTATCAGTACTTTCATAGCAAACGCAGCCCACTCGATGAGTATGGTAGGCTTTTATTTGACTCCTGGGGTGATGAGGATTGGTTGAAGTTCGACAACTATATGGTCAAGAACCTTCAGAAGTACCTGACAAATGGATTGATGAAAGCCATCAGCATCAACGCAGATGCCAAGCGACTCATCCAGTCAACGTGCAAGGATTTCTTTGATTGGGTAGAGGAAGGCAACCTCGCTCTCGATGTGTACCACTACAACGGCACCAAGATTCAAGAATTCACATCAGAATTCACTTCATTCAAGGAGCTCGAGCCACGCAGATTCCTCAAATGGGTGCAATCGTATGCTGACTATAAAGGCTACAACGTCACCAAAGGGCGCAATCACAACGGCAGATACTTCCTTCTCGAGTCAGGAACTCCCAAACCTACTCCAGAATCTGATGATATTTGGGATGAACTTAACGAAAAAGCGAAGCAATGACACGACAACACCGACAACTCCTCAAGGACCTGCAGCTCAAATACAAGATGGAGAAATATCCAACCATGCCACCTCAAAACATTGCACTGGACCAATGGAATGACAACTCAGCCAATGCACTGACCAAATCAATCATCGCATTCCTCCAGTTCAATGGATGCCAAGCGGAGCGCATCAACACGATGGGAGTCTATCGTAAAAAATACCGCACTGATGGAGTCGCCATCGGTGGGCAGTGGACCAAGGGAACTGGCACACCAGGCTCGGCAGATATCTCCGCCACGATCAAGGGCCGTTCTGTCAAGATTGAGGTCAAGTATGGCAAGGATAGACAGTCTGAAGCACAGAAAGCATACCAGAAAGCCATCGAAGAAGCTGGTGGTGTGTACATTATTGCACGAGATTTTGAAGGATTTTTGCAATTTTATGAGCAGTTTTGCGAATCAATCAAATAAATGCGTATATTTACGACTTAAAACAAATATATTATGACTACAAAAAAAGCAGAGCCAATGAACATTTGGCAAAAATTACACGCTGCCAAGCAGCAGATTGGAAAGGTTGCTAAGAATGCAACGAATCCTCATTTCAAAAAGAGCTATGCCGACATCAATGCGCTGCTCACAACGGTGGAGCCAATCCTCCACGAGCATGGACTGCTTCTCTTGCAGCCAGTGGTGGGCAATGATGTGGTGACTCGTATCATCGACATTGATTCTGGTGAGGTCATTGAGTCATTCATGAGCCTTCCAGTCATCACAGACCCACAAAAGGTGCTCGCTGCCGTCACTTACTTCAGAAGAGGTACATTGCAGTCACTGCTCTCACTTCAAGCTGTGGATGATGATGGCAACACAGCAGCTCAAGGTGCAGCATCAAAGCCTGCAATCGATGACAACCGCTTCAAGAAAGCACTCGAATCAATCGAAGCTGGCAAGTACACAGCAGAACAATTGGCTGCCAACTATGCACTGACTGAAGCTCAATCTAAAATGCTTGCACTATGAAATGGCATCCATCGCAAATCGGTAAGCTGATGACCAATGGCAGAGCCAAGGACAGCATGGGAGAAACAGCCAAGAGCTACATCAAGGAGTGTGCGAAGCAAGACTTCTACAACTACACCACAGAACTCAACAACAAGTACATTTGGAAAGGTAGAGAGCAAGAGCTGGAATCAATCAACCTCATCAACTCGGTGAGATTCACTGACTATGTCAAGAATGATATCACCATCGAGAATGACTATCTCATCGGCACAGCTGATATCGTCATCGAGCAGCGAGTCATTGATGTCAAGACATCGTGGTCCCTGGATACATTCCCAGCACTTGTGGAAGATGCAGTCAACCCACTATATGAATGGCAGCTCAGAGCATACATGATGCTCTATGACAAGCCATGTGCTGAGCTCATCTACTGCATGGTGACTACCTGGGATGAATTCCTCAACGAATATGAGAACCTACAGCTGCATAGAGTCGACCATATCTACCCTGAGAAGCGCATCACAGCTCTCTGGTACGACAGAGATGAAGACATCGAGGCCAAGATGGTTGCTCGCCTTAAAGAAGCATCCGATCTATATCATGAATATTACGAACAATTAAATAACAAATAAAAATGGAAGAGCTAAAAGCAAAAGGCACCATTCACCACCTTGGTGAAGCCAAACAAGTGAGCGAGAAAATGAACATCAGAGAATTCGTTCTCTCAATTGGTGACAAGTATCCGCAGCTGGTACAATTTCAAGCTGTCAATGAGCGAGTGAAGTTCCTGGAGACAGCAAGAGTCGGTCAAGAATGTGAGGTCAAGTTCGACCTTCGAGGCAGAGAATACAACGGCAGATATTATGTCAGCCTCAATGCATGGGATATCCGCATCGCAACAGCAGCAGCACCATCAAAACCAATCACAGATGAAATCGATGACGATTTACCTTTCTGATGGCGAGAACATTCGGGACTTCATCTACAAAGAGTTGAGGTCCCGACTCTCAAGTCGATACAAGATGACTCACTTGGCTGAAGATATGAATCTGAACTACTACACCGTCAACCGATTTATGCGAGGCAATGGGGTGGGAGATGAGTTCTACATCAAAGCATTCAACTTCCTAATGAAATGAGATATTTCATCGGATATGTTGGCACCAGGAATGATGGACTTGATAATATCATAAAGCGATTGGAGGACCTATTGAATGAACTCAAGGGTTGCTCTTATTGCATAGTACTAACCCTATCGGAGGAAGTTCACATCTCCGAAGTAACACCAGAAGAATTCTATGACCAAACCGCAGCACTTAACTGACCCAATCGTTCTCAAGGTACTGGCAAAGTATTATGAGCGCAGCCAGCTCGGAATCAAGAAATATGGGCGCACTTTAGATCGTGATGACCTGAACCTAATCGATTGGCTGAATCATCTCCAAGAGGAGCTGATGGATGCCACGCTGTACATTGAGAAACTAAAGCAAGAACTAAAATGAAAATAGAAATCACACACTACGGACACAAAGCCAGCTATGAGTTCGAACACGAGGATGTAACTCTTGAGGACTTGATTTACCACATCGAGCAGTTGATTCGATTGACTGGCTATTCAATCAATGGAACATTAGAAATAGTAAAAGACGAACAATGAACCAAGAAGACTACTACCGACTCTTGCATCTGTTAGCAGGGATAACAATTGGATACTTAATTTTTGTACTATGAGCTACAACCAAAACGAGCGCAACGAATACTGCGCAGCACTGTCTACAATGATACTGGTCACCGTGGTGGCTATTATCTTAATTATTAAAACTATCTTTAACCTATGGAACTGATACTATCATACCTCGCACTCGGGTGGCTCATCGCCAACTTCGAGCCTCTGCACTGGGTCATCGACCTGGTATTCATCAAGGTCATCCCAAGCTCCAAGCTCGGTGACTACATTCATGCTGGATTCGGATGCTGGAAATGTACCTCATTTTGGACTGCTCTGACACTCTCAGGCAATATATATACGGCAGCAATCACAGCGATGGTCGCCTACATCATCAGCGAATGGATAGAGAGCAAATAGAATACGTCAAAGCAGTGCAAGAAATGGATGAGAAAGAACGTCTCACCAAGAAAGTACTGAACAAACTCAAGGCTATCAAGGTCAGTGAGACGGGAAAGCCTGACAGAGAATGCTTCTGCTCGCAAATCAGACGCAAAATCTGGTATAAAGACTTCACCAACTGGTATGAAGGCAACTCTTGACCGATACATATCGTCTCACTATGAGGAGCTGTATCGCTACACCAGGTACTTCTGCTCCAAGTACAATCCGAAGCTAACTATCGACACGGTCATCTCCAACGCATATCTGCACTGCATCGAAATCAATGACAACACCGAGGATGTCGGAAAGGTCAAGAGCTATATCCTCAACTCAATCAAACGCCAGGTGATATGGAAGAACGTAAACAGCTTTAAGGATGAGCGAATCCTGGCATCAGAAATCGCAGTGCCAGACCAATTCGATGATGAGGAGGACCTCAACTACAAAATCGCCATCGAGCAGCAATACCAGGGATGGAAGTCATCGGTGGACATCTACCGAGATGGGCTGACAGACAACGTAAAGATTGCAGTCGCCAAGGCATACTTCGATAAGGGGCTGACAACTGCACGATCTATGGCGAGCTACTTCAACATCCCAGTGACGTCAGCACACTACCTAATCTCTGACATAAAAAACACGCTTAAATCCATACACTATGAAAATAAAAGATGAATACAAGGGCAAGACTATCGTCAAGAACACCACGCTCGGAAACATGACAGTCGTTGTTGACAATATAGATGTGAACAGATACCGATACTATGTCAGCATCGGATTCGGATATCTATTCGAAGAGGAGAACGTCAGCACAACTGCACCAGAACAGTGCATTCGATATGAAGGCATCGAGGCAGATGAGCAGACGGAAGCTCCGAGAGCAGAACCAACACCAAAACGCAAAAGAAAAACCAATGCCAAAGCCAACACCAAACGAAACCAAGGATGAATTCCTCAATCGCTGCATGGGCGATGAGAAAGCACTCCAGGACTTTCCAGAGAATGACCAGCGATATGCTGTGTGCAATTCCATGTGGGAAGAGTCAAAAATGAGCGCATTCTCAAAATATAGAGCGGCATTCGCAGAGAAAACTTACTCAGACTATCCTGATTCTGTGCGCAACAATGCACGCAGAGGAATCGAGCTCAACAAAGAACTCGGTAACAAATGCGCCACTCAAGTCGGCAAGGTCAGAGGACAGCAGCTCGCAAACAAGGAGCCCATTTCAGTGGACACGATCAAGAGAATGTACTCATACCTATCCAGGGCAGAACCTACATTCGAGGATTCAGCACCAGAGGACTGCGGATACGTTTCATTCCTTCTTTGGGGTGGCAAGACTGGACTTGATTGGGCAGAAAGTAAACTTAAAGGATTAGGATTGATATGAAAACTGGTAGACCAAGAAACTTCGAAGAGCCAGAGGACCTATATCAGCTTTTCGTTGAGTATAGAAAGAAAGTGAAAGAGAATCCAAGGTATCAATATTCCCTTTCAAATAAGACTGGGAAGGCTGAACCGATTCCACTGGAGGTACCGCTCACAATGAGTGGCTTTAGAGTATTTGCACACGATCATGGTCTTGTGGTGCACGATTATTTCGCAAACACTGGAGGGAGATATTCAATGTTTACGACAATCTGCACGCGCATAAGCGATGAAATTCGAAACGACCAAATTCAGGGGGGCATGGTTGGGCAGTTCAATGCATCCATCACTCAGCGACTGAATGGTCTGACTGAAAAGACTGACATCACTTCTGGAGGGCAGAGCATCTCCGAGGTGAAGGTGAACATAATTAGACCGACAGAGTAATATATTTATTATATTTGCTGTCAGCTGTCATAGGAGAGAATACTGTCCTATGGCTGCCGCATTGCCTAAACTTGACCTATGGCTGAAATCTCAATCGACAGCACTGTCATCTTCGAAAAGAACTACACTGCACTGGCAGACCCGAGCATCCGCTTCATAATCAATGAGGGTGGAAGCCGCTCGAGCAAGACCTACTCGCTATGCCAAATGATCGTGGTGTACTGCCTCCAACATCCTGGCAAGGTGGTCAGCATCGTGCGTAAGACATTCCCAGCTCTGAGGGCAACGGTGATGCGTGACTTCTTTGAAATCATGAAGGAGATGGGCATATATGAAGTGCAGAGCCACAACAAGTCAGAGCACATCTACACCTTCGACAATGGCTCCATCGTGGAGTTCTTTTCAGTCGATAATGAGCAAAAAATCAGGGGTCGCAAGAGGGACCTGGGCTGGTGCAATGAAGCCAATGAGCTATGGTTTGAAGATTTTCAGCAGCTCAACATGAGGACCGAGCACAAGCTCATCTTCGACTACAATCCGAGTGAGTCATCATCCTGGCTGTACGAGCTACCGATGGAGGAGAGCATCATCATCAAGTCAACGTACAAAGACAATCCATTTCTGCCCGACAGCATCAAGCGACAGATTGAGGACCTCAAGCGTACAGATGAAGCCTTGTATCAAATTTATGCGCTCGGTGAGAAAGCTATCAGCAAGAGCAACATCTACTCCAACTGGAGCTTCGTGAAGCATCGCCCGGCAAGATTCGTGAACTTTGTATACGGATGCGATTTTGGGTACAATCACCCGACAGCACTCATGCGAGTCTACTGGTGCGACAATGACATCTACATCGAGCCAGTGATATACGAGAGCTACCTGACCACCACCAACCTCATTGAGCGGATGCAGCAGATGGATGTCGAAAAGAATGTAACCATCGTGGCTGACTATGCTCGCCCCGAAATCATTGCCGAGATGAACAACGCTGGCTTCGATGTGCAGAACGCTGATAAGTCAGTCAAGAAGGGCATCGACAACATCAAGACATTTGGAGTGTTCTGTGAGGACAATCCTCAACTCAAGAAAGAATACGAGAACTACAAGTGGAAAAAGATTGGTGACTTCATTGATGACACACCAGTGAAGCTGTTCGATGATGCCATGGATGCCGTCCGCTACGCTGCCACGCACATACGCCAGGAGTACTATACCGATGACTCATACTTCGCCTTCTAAACATTTGGCTCGCTTTCTGCAATATAAGCATGGCATTTAGAACACAGAAGATATCCCAGAT